CAAAGAACAGTCAAACGTTCAGCACAGCCGAAGACAATCAGCCGGCGGTCACTATCAAAGTGTATCAAGGCGAACGCGAACTGGTGCAAAACAACAAACTGTTAGGTGAATTCAACTTGGAAGGTATTGATCCTGCACCAAGAGGTATGCCACAAATTGAAGTCACACTTGATGTAGATGCCAATGGTATTCTCAAGGTAAGTGCCCGAGACAAGAAAACCGGCAAAGAAAACCGGATCACTATCAAATCCGACTCGGGTCTAAGCAAAGACCAGATTGAGGAAATGATTCGTGATGCCGAAGCAAACGCCGAGGCAGATAAGCAGCAACGTGAATTGATTGAAACTCGTAATCAAGCGGACGCAGTAATCCACAAGGTGCGCACTGATCTAAAAGAAGCAGAGGGCAAGCTTACAGAGGATCAGACGAAACAAATAAACGATAAAATAAGTGAACTAGAAGAAGCAGTTGCAGGGTCAGACAAAGAAGCAATTACAACTAAATTGTCAGAATTGTTTGTTGCCTCAAATGTAATTAATGAAACAAAGCAGCAGTCAAATACAGAAGAGTCGGCTACGCCTAAGTCAGATGATGATGTAGTTGATGCTGAATTTACAGAGAAGAAGTAAAGAATATGCGGTGTAGATGCCCAGTTGGGGTCTACACTCATATATGTCATAACTTGCTTACGGAAAGGAGAACATACTATGACAACATACACAATTAGCACTTTTGATCTACCTACCCTACATCGTCATGCTGTGGGATTTGACCGACTGTTCAACGAACTAGGTCGCACTTTTGCAAACAGCAAAGCTGAAAATTATCCTCCACACAACATTGTTCGTATTGATGACAATCATTATGCCATTCAATTGGCTGTGGCTGGTTTTAGTGAAAGTGAATTGGATATCGAATACAAAGAAAATGTACTAACTGTAAAAGGCGAACAAAAACAAAAAGACGAGTATGAGTATCTACACAGAGGTATCAGTGCTCGTAATTTTACTCGTCACTTTACATTGGCTGACAACGTGGAGGTTAAAGGTGCAACTGTGATCAATGGTATTTTGGCAATCAGTTTGGAACACATTGTTCCGGAAGAACAGAAAGCCAAGAAGATTGCAATCACATTCGCTAAGTAATATAATAACAGTAGGGGGATCATCCCCCTACTCGAACCTACAAAATTATGAGCAAAACAGATATTGTAGTAAAACCGCGTATCCAAACCAAAACAAACATCAAGCCACCCAGTTTGTTTAATGTTATCTATTTGAATGACAGTGTTACCACAATGGAATTTGTAATTGAAACATTAAAAAACATATTTCATCATACCGAAGAAACTGCTACAGAAATTACATTAAAAATTCACGAAGAAGGTTCCAGTGTAGTAAGCACATTGCCATACGAAATTGCTGAACAAAAAGGTGTAGAGGCAACCTTACTGGCACGTAACAACGGCTTTCCACTCAACGTAAAACTAGAACCAGCTACTTAATGATATTCAACCATATTCGAGAACTTAAGGACAAAGGACTTAAGATTGGGATCACTTTTTCCACTTTTGATATGCTTCACGCCGGACATGTGGCTATGCTGGCTGAGGCTAAGAATCACTGCGACTATCTTATTGCGGGACTGCAGACAGATCCTACCATTGACCGACCTGACACAAAAAACCGACCAGTACAAAGTATTGTTGAAAGACAGATTCAACTGGCAGCATGCCGTTATGTTGATGAAGTTGTTGTGTATCAGACCGAACAAGATTTGGTAGATTTACTATTGATTCTTCCATTGGATGTGCGTATACTTGGTGTAGAATATTCCAACAAAGACTTTACTGGAAAGAAAGAATGTTGGGATCGCAATATTGAATTGGTATTTAATGGACGCGATCATTCGTTTAGTTCAAGCAGTTTGCGTAGGCGTGTAGCAGCAGCCGAATCAATGCGTGTTATTACAAACTAAATTTATCTAAAATTTTTCACTAATGATTGCTCTATATCTTGATGACGTAAAACCAGCATATTTTTATTTTGCTAGAGAATTCATTGAAAATAGAATTTATTATTTTGACAATTTGGATGTACCCTATAAAATTTTTACAAATTTGGAAGAGTACATAGACAGTGATATTGAAAAAAAAGTTGCTGTTGTACACAACAACTTTACTCATGATCCAGCACGAGATTTATTTTTTGAAGTTTTTCCTAGAATTAAGGAATCAAGCAATTTAATATTCATAGTTGAGTCTGAACAGCCAACTGATATCATAACAGACTTTATTGATATTGAAAATGTTGTTTTTGTTTCGCCAGGAGTGTTTAAAGATGCTAAAATAAACAATAAAATTATTTTTAAACCCACATGGTTTGAGGTTCCGGTATCGTTATACAAGCAACTTCCAAACGCATTAGATATACTTGAACCTTATTCTCCTAAGGAAAAGTTTTTTGATGCTCTGCTAGGAGCAGATAAACCTTATAGAGATTTTGTGTATGATTCTTTTCATCAATTTAATTTAATTGATAAAAATATTATAAATTATCATCATAAAGGCGGCGCTGGTCACACGGAAAACTCGGATTTTATAATAGAGCCAGGAACTACGCCAAGTTATCCAAGATATACTACAGATTTAAAAAGAGAATGTTCGGCTGTTCATGTAGATTATCACGGAGTCAAAACACATTTAGCTTGTATTATCCATACTGGTATATACAATCAAACAGCTTATAGTATTGTCACAGAAACAAATGCCAGCGATACATTTCATCTTTTTTCAGAAAAAACAGTAAAACCAATTTTGGCCAAAAGATTGTTTATTATATTTGCTGGACAAGGATGTTTACAAAGTTTAAGAAACTTAGGATTTAGAACGTTCTCTGACATCATTGATGAGTCATACGATGAAATCTTGGATCCTACCAAACGCTGGAAATTGGCCTTTGATCAAGTTAGAAATTTATGCAATCGCGATCAGCACGAAGTTCTCGCTAAAATCAAACCTATTGTTGAGCACAATTATAATTTATTAGTTAATAGAGATTGGACCGGTGAAGCAGTAGATCAGATAATTTCAAAAGTTAAAAGTTTGACAAATTAAATTTTTTATGCAATAATTAACCATGGATGCAATGTTAGATTTAGAAACCTTAAGCACAAGACCTTGGTCGGTGATTCTCACCTTAGGGGCAGTCAAGTTCAGCCCGTGGGAAGAGGATGTAGATCAAGATAGAGGCCTGTACTTGAAGCCCGATGTTGATGAACAGTTAGGCATGGATCGGCATGTGCAAGATGAGACTGTGACCTGGTGGGGCACACAAACTGAGGAAGTGCGTGAAGAGGCCATGGGTACCGAAGGCAGAGTCAGTGTCAATGCCATGCTGGATGAATTAAACAGATTTCTTGTGGGAGTAGATAATATTTGGTGTCAAGGTCCTGCTTTTGACATTGTCATACTGGAAGACCTTTACAGACAGGTCAATCGTCCGACACCTTGGCAGTTTTGGCAAATTAGGGACAGTCGCACCTTGTTCAGTGTGCATGGTGACCCAAGAGAAAAAAATAGGCATGGCGCACACAATGCCTTGCTTGACTGTTATTATCAGGCTCGAGCTGTGCAGCATATATACAAGTCAGTGGGGATTAAAAAACGATAATGGACATAATTTTTAACAGACAAGTGGCCGAAGAACTCAGTGAAAGATACACAGTGCTTGAGTTAGAAACACACGATGTAGAAGGACAGATGTTGGAAACATTTTGCGTGGTTCCTGGGGACAAGATTCCCTTGGAGGAAGTTGTTAAACTGGATCACTGGAAGAAACTGCACGACACATTTGTGCAGGCAAACAAAGACAAAAATGCCAAGCTTTGTCATGATCTACTGCCCTATCTCAAAGGCAAATGGGGCGGAGAATTGGACGAATTTTACGACATAGTGTGCGGCCGATTCGACTACAAAGAACAGGCATAATATTGGTATTTTATCATTATTGAGCATAATGATATATACTATATGGACAAATTACTAGCTGCCATCTTACTGGCGATTACCGCCTCGGCAGCAGTAGCCGAACCCAGATCAAGAACTATACAACTGATGTGCGGCAGTTACGAAGATGTTGAAGTGACCATGGAACGATATGGTGAAAGCTTGATCATGGCCACACAAGCACCCAACGAACAAACAGTAAATCTAGTGTATGCCAATTTTGAAACAGAAACTACCAGTTGGTTTGTACACGATTTGCGCACCGATGAATATTGCATGGCTGGAGTAGGTAAAAGAATTTACATACCGGATGAAAGTGTGCTCAAAAAGGGCATTGGAATTGGAACAAGCATTATCTACAAATAGCCTGGATTTTCCAGGTTTTTTTGTGGCTTAACAAGGAGAAATATTATGAGCTGGTTTGCACATCGCCCTTCTCGAAACCCACCGCAACCCACACCAGTAACTCCACCACATAGAATGTAACCGTTATCTAGTAGTAAATTTTTTGGTTCTAGCTGGTAAGTATTACTAAGTTCGATTAATATTGGTTCTTCAATAAAAAATACAACGGAAACACAAAATTGAACCAAGAAGCTGTAGCGAGCTGTACCAGTAATGGATCGGAGCTATGGATCCACTAACACTATTTGCCCTGGCAAATGGTGCTGTACAAGCTGTCAAAAAAGGCTGCGAATTATACAAAGAAATTGCCGGGGCAGCAGGCGATGTAAAAGGTGTTCTCAAAGACCTAGAAGAACAGTTTAACCTACGGCACAAAGACGATCCTCCTACCACAGCTGAACGCAATCAGTTCATCCAAGAAAAAAACCGTGTAATAGAATTAAGCAAACAGCAGCCCAACGATGTGTACACACAAATTGGTGAAGAACTGGGTGTGTATTTTGAAAACTATGCCAAGTGTAGTGCCATCTTTGAAGAAGAAGAAAGACATGCTACAGAAGTTTATACTGGCGAAACCAGCCTGGGCAAACGAGCACTGCAAAGAGTTTTAATGCAAAGTAGATTGACCGCTATGGAAGCAGAGTTGCGCGAATTAATGGTATATAATTGTCCCCCTGAATTGGGAGACTTGTATACTCGTGTCCAGGCCATGATGGAAAAGATGAAGAGAGAGCAGTCAATTGCATGGGCTAAAAAACGAGTCACTGACAAAATGGCCGCTGCAAAGAAGCGTCGAAGAATAGAACATATCAAATGCAATGCCTGGAAATATGGTATCGCCACAGTGGTAAGTGTATATTTAATTTGGCTGGTATGGGCAGTGGTACAAGTGAGAATCGAAGTCGAACCCGAATTGGGTCGTTGTCTTATTCCTAAAGGAAATGCAGTTTATGATTGGTACAACAATTTAAAGTGGATAGATTGTGAAATTCAACAATGAGTAAATATGACTTTACCGCACAGGCCAATGCATATATAGTGACACGTATGTATCAGGATCATGGATATACAACAGAAGAAATATGTTTGCGGTTACGGTATCCGCAAGATGCTGTAGAAAAAATTATAAAGAAATTTGATTTAAAACATGGCGAAAAATCTTGGCGTTATTAGAGCAGTATTAGATTTGCATAGACAAGGTTACACCGTTATTGCAATAGCAAAAACTTTAAATCTACACATTGAGGAAGTAGTAAATATAATTGATGGATACAGTCAATAATTTAAAATGGGGTTTGCGTTTGTTCTTTTGGTTCGCAATGACCGCTGGCTTGAGACAAGGTAGCTTGTTCGCCATTGCACTTTGTGCTATAATATTTCTCTTGATGGAATTTTTCACAGAAGAACTAGAACAAAAATATCTCATTAAATGATTAAACATTTTTTTACTGGTGCAATATTGAGTATTGCATGTAACTGTGCTTTCTCTGCCGACATCCTGGCCAAGTCATGGCTGATTGCTGATGAAAACGGTCGCATATTAGAATCAGAAAATATAGAAATACAGCAACCAATTGCCAGTATTACCAAGTTAATGACCGCCATGGTAATATTAGATTCTGCACCCAACTTAAAGCAACCAATAGATAAAAAATTTAGAGGACTCACAGTCACACGAGAACAATTGATAAATCTGGCGGTAATCAAATCTGACAACAAGGCAGCACAAATGTTGTGTGAATTATATCACCGAGGTTATAGAACTTGCATTGATGACATGAATCATAAAGCACAAGTGTTGGGTATGATTGACACTCATTTTGCCGACAGTAGCGGACTAGATAACAGAAACGTAAGCACTCCAAGAGATCTAATCAAGTTACTTTTAGCAGCAGAAAGATATACAGAAATAGTGCATGCCAGTAACCAAGCAGTGGGTGAATTGGTTAAAAAGAAGAAGAAAAAGTTTGTAAAATGGAAATACACAAATACCAATCCACTGGTTACCAAATACAATGTTGTTGTCAGTAAAACTGGATATGTTAGACTTAGTGGAGGCTGTTTGGTTATGAGTGCTTATATAAATGGACAAAAACGATTGTTTGTTGTGTTGAATAGCAAGTCAACAAGAACAAGAATCAGAGATATGGAACAGCTTATTGTTTCAGTTATGGCCAAAGCCTAAAGCATTAAGACATTCTTAATTTCTTGATAATCTAAATTTGATTCTGGTATTCTAAATCTGTCAGACTTGTCTTTATTATACAAATGTATACATTTTTTAAAATTATCTAACATTTCATCAATGATAATTTCTTTAAAATTACCATAAAAATGATCGTAATTGTAGGCTAAAATTTCACTCATGCTGGCATACATTTGTTCCAATTCATCTAACGATAATTTACAAAGTATATCTATTTGTTCAACAATCTTTTCCAAACGTAAA